TCGGATTAGAATTTGGGTCAATTGCGCCATCTGCCATACTAATATACCTTTTAGTTACATTCCACGACGAGCCATCAATGCTTGAAGCATTTCAGGCGACAACTTAAGACCAGGTATTGAAGTATCCAATGTTTCAGTAGGTGGAACAAAACCAGTGTCAATTGCATCGGGAACAACCGCAGGTGTCGCATTACCACCAGCAGCCAAAATGGCGTTAGCCAAAGCATCAGCATTCTGACCCACACCCTGCTCAACACTGAATTGGCTTTGAGCGATTTGATTTAACAAATCAGCCAAAGCCTTCTGTTGACTGTTTGCAGCCTGTGATTGATATGCGCTAGATGCTGCACCAAGATTTGCTCCAGCCAGATTTCTTGCCATCTGAGACTCAGAAGCACGAGACTGATTTCCTCTAGTTGCAGAAGCGGAAAGAATATTCATCAAATCTTGAAAAGCATTACCACCTTGCTGACCTGCAAGTTGTTCTGCTTCAACTTGTGCACGCACAGGTTCGGCACCAACACCATAAGCAGCCAACAAATCTTCCATAGGATTAGCAACAGAACCAACTTGACTCTGGTATCCGGCATAAGGGTTAGATTGATTATTGGCAAGATACTTATCCAAGGCGTTATAACCCTGAGTTGTAACATCTTGTGCTTGCTTGTATCCACCTAGAATGTTTGCAATTGCATCATTATACGTGGTTTTAATTTGACCTCTGCCAGCAGTTTCTTGACCTGAAAGAATTGAGAGTAATGCGTCAGCATTCTCTCTGTATCCACCAGTTGAATATCTGTCTTGCATTGCTTTTAGTGATGCATCTGATTTTGCTTTTGCTATTGCATCTTGCTGTTTTTTATAATTAAATTCATCACGAGCAAGTTTGCTTGCAGCAGTAGAACCACCAGAACCACTAGCAGAAAGAATTGCTGCCAAATCTGACGGACTAATTCCATTGTAAGTTATGTCAGGTGTATCAACAACCAGTGGGTCTGGCTCTGTACCAGGAACCGCTCGGTCAATTAAACCTTGATTTATTCTTTCCCAATAAGCAGCACTACCACCAGCACCCATTCCTGGTGTTGGTTGATAACCCTGGTCATAAATAGTTGACACAACAGGATTCGCTTTTACTTTTGGATTAAAAATTTTTATACCAGTAGACGAAGTCCTTGGTGTCCTATTGTCATCAGGATAGGTCATTGACATATTAAATCATCCCCGCTCTCATCGCAAGCAACTGTCTTGCATCTTCTTCAATCTGACTAGCCTTTTCCGCTTCCAAATCAAGCAACTGTTGCTGATAATTTGATTGCGCAGAACGACTAGAAAGGTCATAACCATACATATCTTCACGCAACGCACGCTGTGCGTCAGCCTGCTGTCTAACACTTTCCGTAGCAAAATCTTGCAAACCTCTATTAAAAGCACCAGACCTAATATTTGGAGCATTAAGATTTCTGCGACCATAACCAGCAACAACCTGTGGTGCAGCCTTCTGATAAGACTTAGTCAAATCCGTAATATTGCGTTGACCACGTTGCTGTGAAAGAAAATTTTTGTATGCATTCATTGCACCTTCAGCAGCGTAATTTGATTCATAACCACGACGACGTGCCTCATATGCTGCAGGATTATATGCCATTAGCGTTTCACTCCATACTTATCGTAAGAAGGTTTATTCTGTGAAGAAACCTTCAATTCTTCCATGTCTTTACGTAACGAATCAACAGCCTGAATCAACACAGACACAATCTGACGAATAGCAATAGCATCCGTAGACTTAAGCGTTGTTACAGCAGGAATTGACAGTGGTTCCATCATGAGAATATTGATGTCCCCAAAACAATCTGGTCACTGTCACCACTCACAGGGCTAGCCAACTTAACAGAAGTAATTGCACCATCAGCAATAGCAGCAGTCTGAATTGCTCCAGCAGTAAAGTTTGTGCCTGCTTGTAGTGCATCAACAAAGTTTTTGACAGCAGTAAAGTTGCCGTTAGCCTCGGCGGCTTCGGCAATAGTTGCATCAACAAATGTATTCGGAATAGTTAGAGCCATTATCCAGTGACCTTTCGATTATTATATTTATAGGCAATACTGTCAATGCCCCACTCGCCACCAGTCGGACCGGTGAACAACAGTTGCACACATCGTGCCAACCCAAGGTTGGCTCCACGACGAACCTCTGCACCTTTAGCAATAACACCCCAGGTGCCACTTCCCCAAAGCATGGTTCCCCATTGTCCACCACTAGCGGAAGCAGGCAAAACAATATCAATACTTTTGCGCTCGTTACCAGCCGCTTCTTCAAAGTTGTGAAACACTTTGATATTTAATGTTCGCTGTGTGTCAACTTGCTTAAGAACAAAATCCGGTCTGCGCCACATTTTTTTCATTGAGTAATTGTTTCCATCAACCCAACCTGTGCGATAGTAGGTTTCAAAATTTGCTTCTGCCTGGCTAATAAAATCTGTTTCAGATGAAAAGATTTCCACCTCCATCACTCTTGGGAGTGTTGGATGCGCAAGCACAGGTATGCTCACACCAGCGGTTGTTTTAAAATCTGACCCACCTACAAGACCATAACCATCTGCAGATGACAACCTATTCCAAGAACCGTTTTGACCAATGCTTGGGTCATAAACCAAATTGGTAGTTACCTCTGTGGCAGCAACACCAGTTGAGTATGGGGCGGCAAGCCACACTCGACGGTTAACATAAGACACACTTATTTTACTACTGTAATTACTATTAACGTATCCAAGTGGATACACAGCCTTAAGGTTTTGAAACAAGTCAACAACGGTGTTTCCGTTGTAATAAAACAATCCTTTAAAACCAACATAAAAGTACACACCTTGTTCGGACGATGCAATATGAGTTGGAAGGTCAACACCAAGGTTGGATGACAATTCAACAACATTGTGGTCAGTTGAGTCATAACCAAACAAAACATAAATTGCTTGTGGCTTAAACACGACTAGGTGTCCAGCAACAACAGCAAGACCTGTTATGCCATCACCACCACCGTTAAAGTCAATATAGTCAGCAGTTGACCAATCGGTAGGCAAACCTTCTTGCGACCAACGCAAACGGTTTGGATAAACCGTTCCATCTTCTTTGGTGTGCGCAACAAACATTTTGTTTGTGTGTTGAATAACATGTTCTGCTTTGGGAAAATATCCACCAACAGGAGTAGTCTGCCACGTCGGACCACTTGCAGTCAACGCAGTAGCATAAGTGTCGGTAACCTTCCACTTATATGTTGCAACACCAGTCTTACCAGTTGTCATATACATCGTGTCGCCCCACTGGGCTAACGATGAACCACTTGTGCTTGCAGACACAATAGGTGTGCCGGAACCAAAATCTAAACGAGTAAAATTTGTACCCGTACTGTAATACACAGATGTTTCCGTAGTCAACATCAAATACTGTGACGAACCTTTGAACCATGTAAGACGCTTCGGAGCCCAAGTACCAGACACAGCCGTTGTGTTAATTTCTCTGAACGCTCCACGACTAAACAAACCACCACGAGGGTCAATCTCAACATTCAACATGTCGGGAGACTCGCTCTTAGACAACTGAAACTGGTCTGCCCGAAGGTTCAAACCACCAGTAAAGTCGTCGTATCTTTCAATAACAACCTGTGCCATTACAACGTCCTACCAAGAGTTTGCAACCAACGCCTCATAGTTGGATACTGGCGACCACCGGACATAATAACTGGTTGTGCACTTGATGCTTTCATCAAGTCACGGCGAGCAATAGCAACACCCTCTTCAAAAGATTTAAGATACATATTGGAAAGGTCAGAGTCTTCTTGACGCTGATAAACACGAGCAAGCACAAAGTAAGGAAGAATTGCATGGAAGAACTCATCAAGGTCAATGTTCTCTGTAATGTCGGTCAACCACGTGTAAACAGGATTACGGAAAGCACGAACAGTCATTGGATAAACAATGTCTGGCTTGGCCCACAATTGTAACTTCTTATCCCAAAAACTATAGAAATATGGTCGGCTGGCAACATCCAGGTTGCCAAGCCAAATACCCTCAGCATCGTTATAATCAATTAACGTAAGTCGTGCACCTTGAGTAGAAGTATCAACCACAGAAATGATTTCTCGAATATCCCCGATTGTAGATATTGTGTACTCACGTTGATTAGCAACCGTGTTAAATGTGTATGTTTCTTGCAGAATGGGCCAACGGCGTTCTAACGCATAAATGCGTTGGAAGCCTTCACGAGCAAACTGGTCAATAACAGCGTTAGACAAATCGGTTTCATCAAGGTCAGCCATATCTCTGACCTGTGAACGCAATGTCGTAAGCGTTATTGCCATTAAGCCTGACCCTTATTCCTTAGATGTCCAATACAGAAATCTGTCCCACGGGCTTTAGGACCCTCACATGTATCATCGTTTGCAGTGCAACGATTACGCCCGATGTACGGACCTGATGGAGCAGCAAGGCGTGCGCCTTCTGCATGGGCAAGACGGGAGTGCTTAGTAGTTGGCTCCCCGTATAGAGTATGAGCGAGTTTGGCTGTTTGATTCATCACCAATAGCCCAACTTGTTACCTATCTAATACATCGAACCTTTTGAAGAACTCTTCTTCATCATCATTGGTTTTTTTGCTTTTGAACCTTTGATTTTAGGTTTTGTTTTCCCAGTTCCCTTAAGCGCCATCATTTCACCACTGCCACGAACTCCTGGCATTGACTCTTTTGCTTTTCCACCAGTTTGACGTGATGCCGAAACAGACTTTTTTGGTGCTGGTGGTTTTGGATACATAGCCATAATTATTTTCCCACCTTGCCTGAGTTTGGGCGAACTTTATGGTTCTTGTCTTTTTTAACACCCATTGAACTGTTCTTCATGTAACCAGGAGCAGTAACAATCCCAGACTTCTTAGTTGCTTTAGCATGATTATCTAATTGACGATAATTATATGGCATTTTATTCTCCTAACGCTAAATAGATTGGGGGAACGGGAAGGTGGTTCCCGTCCCCCAAATCAGATTACTTACTTGCGGTAAATTGATACCGTGTTTGCTGCAGTAAAATAACCAACGAATGTCGCTGATGATGCTGCTGCAACAGTAGCCATTCCTGCAACACCCACAAGTGTTACACCAGAAGCAGCCGCAGTCAAAGTGATTGCGTAAGTTGCTGCTGCAACGTTAACAACAGTGAACTCAAATGAGGTCCCTACTGCTTCGTCTGTGAATGCTGCACCCAACAATGCGCCAGTTGGCGTAGTGAGGGTACGTGCTGCTGTTGGTGTCATCGTGTAAACTACACGAGCGGCACCAGCCAGGTCAGATGCTGATTGAACAGTTGCTGCATCAGTAGCGGCAACAACAGTTACCTTCTCTAACTTTGCTGCGAATGTTTCTACACGCTTGCGTGTGAGAGCACCATCTGTATCATTTGCTAATAGTGGCATAATATTTCTCCTTGTTTTCTAGTTGTTGAACTTAGGCTGTCTTAGCAGTCAGTTTGCCTTGCTTGGCACGGTTACGTACAGTCAAGTTGCCGTAGCACATGATGAGTGCATAGCGTGCATCTGTATCTTCTGGCGAAATAAATGCGGTCTGTGAGAACCACTTGTCAGAGTGACCAACCAAAGTGATGTACTTGCTGTTAAGGAAGTAGAACGTGTTTGCTGTGCAACCAGTGTCGTACATTACAGGAGCAGCCTTGAACAACAGGTTCTGGAATCCAGCATCTGCGGTCTTGGTGTCCGTGTAACGGAGGTTTGGTTGAAGCAATGCTTCGTACTTCTCAAACAAAGTCTGGGTTGTCAACAATGTGTCTGGGTGGTCATTACCAACCGAAACAGTGTTGTACGCAGTTGCCATTTGAGCAAGAGTCAAAGCAGTTGCAGTGTTCTCTTCGTATGACT